TGTGTGTTGCTGGAATCCTTAATAAGTCTGAAAGGTACTCGTGCATCACCCTTGGTGACTCTGGATAATTCGTTGTCACGTCAAAGATCGTCACCTGCTCGTTGCTTAAGGCAGGAAAATCAAGTGGTAGAGTCATGATGGGTGTTGTCTTGCCTGCTGACATACTAGCAAGATCAAATTTTTGAAGTGCTGTCTCCAAAGCATTTGTATCGATATCTTTCTTTGCCCCTGCGATCTTTATTTTGTAGTCATATGACTTAGTTGATTCTGTTAGGTAGTCTTTAAACGTGCTCATATGCAATATTTAGTCTTTTTTAAGTAGTTTCTTCATTAATTCGTTACGATCAGATATCACGAATCCGTCGCTTTCTTCCACTGGACCACCGTCTTTGTTGCCCTGATCTAACTTCTGCTTTTTAAGTTGTAATTCGATCATTTTAAGTTTCTTGTCGATCTTGCCGCTTTTGGCGTCTATGGCATTCCTTAGGAAATTGCCCGCAACTTCGAATATACGTCCTGAATAACGTGAATCAACGTTCATGCCCAAATCCATTAGATTTTTGTAGCTCTCTTCCGCTTCTATGGCCAGTTTGTCCAACTCTAGGTCTGACAGTTCGCCCAACCCTTTAACCTGGGGTAGTGCGGCCGCAACCTTGTCAAATTCCGCATAACTTTTCTGTAGATTCTTCTGTGTCTGTGGATCTAGATTCTTGGCGGAAGCGTGTTGTCCATTGGCTTCTTTTATTTTTTTGTCTTTTTCCTTCTTGTCCACCTCTTTGAATGCCTCTTTGACATTTGGTAAATTAAGGATATCCTCTAGTTTCTTTGTCATTGCTCTATTTACTTACGTTTGCCATTGTGGAACAACTGTTCTTCTGACACCACCCTGAACTTGATCCGCCTCTGTTTGGCGTATGCGTTTGCGGCCTCCCACTTGGCCATGTTTATTACAACCTGTTTCTTCTTGGCCATGCTTTTGCCTGCGGCCTCCATTGTGGTCTGGCTCATAGGTTTGACCTCAACCATCTCGGCGTGTTTACGACCTTCCTTGTCCTGGTACACAATAAAAAAGTCTGGCACGTACACCGTGTACTTGCCCGTGAATGGATGTCTGTACGGTATCTTGATAGACTCCGAAGCCCATTGGTACACGTTTGGATGTTCGTCACACAGTCTCATGAAAGAATGTTCCCAACTTGATCTGTATGTTGGTGTCTTGGTGCCCACGTACTTCTCCGCGTTCTTGGGAGAGAACTTGCCCCTAGCAAATCTCGGTAACATTAGTCTATGATGTTTCTAGATACCGTCTCTTTGGTGGCCAGTGTTTTCCTCACACCCAGCCTACTTGACTTGTATCTGTTGGCGTTTAATATTATTGTGATCAACTCAGACAACAGAGCCGGCGTAGCATAGGTCAGTTGGTCTAGAATCTGTTGTGGTTTTACATCGTCTATCTTTGCTTGTGAAAGTATGGCGTATGCTGTTGACTCCGCCGCGGTCCTTGAGAAATTCCTTTTCACGAAGAATGCGATTGTACTATCATAGTCACCAACGTTGAATTGGTAATCTGTTTGGTAGTTGGTTGTCGTAAGTTTATCTACTGTGGCCTGCAGACTGTCTTTTTGTTTTAGTGGTAGATTGGTGTAAAATTCGTCCATTAGATATTTGCCTTTTCAGTTACAACTTCAACATCGAAAGAATCCCTGTCTATTTTTATAAAGCCTTCGGTGACAAGTTTTCTCACATCAGTGATCGCCTTGTTTGAGTAAACTGTTTTAACGGAGTCTGAGGATGCCTCGTACTCAACAGCAGAAGCATTAGGAGTGAGACCTTTACGTGATCCTATGTCTTTGTAATAAATTCCAGATGCTATTTCTGTACGAACATCTGCATTATTAGTAACCAAATTGTATACTTCATCTGGTCCTAGGAAATTTGTGAAGTCGACTGTGTTGTTTGTTATCACTTTTGTGTTTGCCTGATTTTTGTTGTCAGCGGTTCCTCTTGGACTAGCAATTGCCGCCGCACTCGCTACGGCCACTGCTCCAACAGAAAATTGAGCAACTGGATTAGTTATTGTACCTGCCTGTTTACCAATATCTAGAATTCCTTCTTTTGCTATGCCTTTCAATTCTTCTTTGACTGCAGACTTCTTAATTTTTTTAGCATTGTTATAGGTATTAGACGCTGACAGTATAGCACCAAGGATGTTTCCTGACTGCACATTTCTTATAACAGAACCAACACCGTCCACTACTCCACCCGGACCAAAAATGCTGTTCGTACCACCACCAAGCACTGTCAAAGGACTAGGCGAGTTGTCGTAATTTATAGTTGCAAAACCAGGAACATTGTTTCTGTTTATTATTCCTGATTTGTAAATCACAGTCTCATAAAGTATCTGCATTGTGTTGTTCAGTACACCGGTACCATCTGCTTGGTCTAGGTTGTCGTGTGAGAAGGATCCAATCACTGGATTAACAAGTCTCATGGACGTGAATCTTTTTTTATGCAACACAAATATTTCAATACCCCTTAGGTAAGGCTTCTGTCTTGCTCGTGGAGTATCCATACCAAATTTTGTTATGGTTTTTTTATCAATGCCATCGTAATAATCGTCCTTGGTGTTGTTGATAGTCAAGTCGCTGTTAAGGTTGATAGAATCTGCTATATGATATTCATAATACTTTTTCCAAAATGCATTCACGGTGTCTGCGTGATCATCATGGAAAGTTATGTTAACTGGCTCGTATGCTATCCTCGTGGCATTATACATCTTCTTGTTGTACTGAGTCTTCTCTTCGTAACTCATATTGTACTTGGGAAGGTCGCACTGCTTGACCAACATGTTCAATTGATATCTTTCATTTGGCTTGAAGCCATCCACAAACAAAGTTTCGTCTGTGTCGAATACCACGTGGAACAGGAACTTCTGTTTTGGCATCAACTTGAAATTGTCGTCTATGTACAATCTCGATGCGTGTTGGTAATGCGTGTTGGTAGTCTTTCATACCTGGTAATCCGTCCTGGAAACCTTTTAGGAAGTTGTTTATGCTTGGCATACTCGTATTTATGGCCACAAAAAAAGCGCCTATAAAGACGCTTTTGATGTTATAATTGCTTACTTAATTTTGTGTATTACTGTCCACCACCAGTACTTAGAGTACCTACAGTCCTAGCCACCGCTGTTCCGATTCCTGTTCCTGTTGGAGTCTGGATCGCGTTGTCGTATCTGATTGACATCGTGATAGTCGCTGGTTCTGAAGAATTGTATGCTAGTGAGTTGTAGTTTACGTCTTGAATGTACGCACCATACAATTCCCACGTCTCTAATACATTTGGTGTAGTTGCTCCGTTACCACCGTCAAGCATTTCAATCCTGCCTGTGAATTTGTAGTCAATCCCTGATGCCGCCGAACTTTGTTCAAAGAAATCAAATTGTTTCTGGATCTGTTCACCAACCAGTTTAGTAACTGAGTTGTTCACGTCATCTCTTAATTGGATTGTGATTGGTTCCCAAGTGTGTTTACCTGCTACGTATACTTTAGAGTTGTAAACGTCTAGTGTAACTGTGTCAAAAGTCAAGTTAGGTCTTGTAATGTCCATAACTTGTTTTGTTAGTTCTGATCTTGGTGTTGATACTCCAAAATTCTCCAGGATCGCTCTAAAACGATACTGTAATTTTGGCATCAACAAACCTTGTGATGCTGAACTCTGATCGTTTGCTAGTGGTACTGTGAATTTTGATAAAGTTGATATTGCCATCTGTTTCTCCTATTTATTCAAAATTAGTTCCCTAACTTTGCAATTTCTCCTGTGTTTTTGATTCTCAACGGTATGTAAATGAACTCAACTGATTTGATTGGCTCAATCGCTATGTCCACATACAATTCGTTTCTGTCGATCCTTGTTGCTGTGTTGTTAGTGTCATCACAAACTACTAGGAAGTCATATAACGCTCTCTGACCAACAAGTTCTAACAAGAATGATTCAACTGCTTGTTTGATTTCATTTCTCGTTAATTCATCATTTGGTTCAAAGATGAACGGTTTAGCAATGGCATCTAATTGTGATCTTAGGTACACTGCTAATCTTGAAACGTTGATCCTGTCCAATGCAGAACTTGCCGATGTTTTAGTCAAGTTACCGAAGTTTACAATTCCAGCACCTGAGAAGAAAGTGATTGGGTTCACTTTAACTTCGTGCATTGAATCTCTCACTGACTCCGTAACAGATATTGTTTGGAATTCTCCACTTGCTGTGTCTATGTAACCAACAGACGTGGCATTGTCAACGATACCTCTTCTTGTTCCTGATGGTGCGAACCATGGGAAAGCGATGTTGTCGTTGTTGGCCAGTGTCCTCAACATCATGTGTGATGGTGGAACAACGATTGATTTGCCTGTGTTGTCAGTTGTTAGACCAGATGGATAAAACACACCCAAGTAGTCACTTGAGCTCACTAGGCCATCTTCACCGTTGTCAAGTGCTGACGCTGTGTTGTTTGCCCAGTTCTGTATAGCAGTTGACGTACCTTCTAGTCTTAATGGTGTGTCACCTACTACAAACGCTGTGTTGTTTCTGTCTGTGTTTAGGTTAATCATGTTTGCTATTGCTTCTGGATAGCCAGGTGTTGCGATAACATTGAATCCTCTTTGGTCTTCTCTGATCGCTTGGTTTGTGTCTATCTCAGATTTGATTTGCTCAACAATTACTTTTCTCTGTGCTTTTCTACCGAAAGATCCAGAACCGTCTGCGTTGTTGCTTGATTTAGTTACCCATCTGTCTGGGAAATAAGTCGTTACTGACTCATTACTTGCTCTGATGTTACCTAAACCAGTTGCACCGCTTCCTGGATATTTTGTAGTTGTGATGTAACTGTTTTTGTATTCCTTAACATTGTAACCAGATCTTCTTGTGTTCCATAACAAGATACCTTGTGGGTAGTTGTCTGGATTTGGAGCATCTGGGTCTAGGAAACCATCGCTCAATAAGTCTTTGACTGAACTTGGTGTCCCTGCACCGCCAGTAGATAGGCTGTCTGCCTTGTCTGCTGTTGTGTGCCATCTAGCATCTGCGAAAACAATACCATCCTCTGTAGTTTGGTCTGCTTTGTCAACTAGTTCCCAAGCCGCACCCGAAGTTGTAACTGCCACTTGGTTCGCTGTGTTTGTTGAACTTAAAGTTGCTGATGTGTTGTATTTGTAAAGTTTTGGATAGTTCTCTAAGTCGCTTGTATCAATCCATAAGTCATTGTTCACAAGTGCTGTACCGTCTGATTGTTTAGTTGGTGCAGTTGCTGAAAACTGTGGACCATTTGGATCTGTGCTTGAGTATGCTGTCGCATATCCAACCCAAGTTGTACCATTGTGTGCCATGATATCTGCTTCATCTGTAGAAGTGTCATACCATAATGTACCATCTGCTGGTTCTTGTGTTGGAGAACTTGTAGATGCGGTGTAACTTAATCTCTTCCAGTTACTAGCAACTATACCTGTGTTGGCACTTGAGTCGATTGTGTCACCTGTTGGTATGTCATACAAGTTGTCTATCAAAGTTGAACTGTTCGCTGTGTATGTTCCATAACTGTGTGCCGTAGTTTGGCTGAAACCCGCATCTGCTAATGGAGTTCCTAATGTGTCAAACATTCTGAATTCACCACCAAGTGCGTGTGTCATTTTGATAGCACCTGTTGATAATTTTTCAGCACTCACGTTTGTTAGACCAGCCGCACTCACCGCCGCAACAAAGTCATCTGCTGTTGTTCCGCCTAGTGTTACAGTTTTAGCCGCCGCTAACGTGTTACTGTTTTTTACTGATTCTTGGATAGTGAAAGTCTCTGTGCTTGTGAAAGTTGGAGATGTTTCATTACTTGTGATTGATGTAGCACCACCTTCGTGTCTGAAGAACTGGAAGTCACCAACATTTGGCGTTGCGTCAGTGGCATCGGCCGCTGTCATTGATTCCTCTGTGATGTTGTACTGTACATATAAGTCACCTACACTTAAACCTGTTCCACCGTTTGCTGGATCTAGGTTGTAGATCGCTGAGTGGTGGTTAGCGTAAAGTGGACTTGATACTGTTGAGAAACTAGCACTTGAAGTGCTGTAAAGTTTAGCAACTAGATTAGCACCTGAGTTGGCACTTGTAGTCTTGAACCAAACTGACCCGTTTGGTCTGTCTTCACTTGCTGAATCGTCATCCCAAAGTGGTCTGTTTGTGTGTTTGTCCTGTAAGAATTTAACACCATTTACTACCGCATTTGATGTTAAGCCTAAATCTGAAACAAGTGTACCGTTTCCTTCTTCGAACCTGATAGTGTTTGTTCCACCAGATGAGTCACCTAGTGCCTTACCGTTGTGGAATATTTCTAGGTTACCTGTTGTGCTGTTCACACTTGCTGTAACGTTAGTAACGTTTGATCCTATCACTGCCGCAACGTTTGAAAGTGTTGTGCCACTTGTTGTCACAGTAGTTCCGTTTATGATCATTGTGTGACCACTTGTCACTGTTGTTCCTGATGCCACTGTCACCGCCGGTAAAGATGTGTGCCATGCTTCTGATCCAACTATAACCCAAGTGTTACTTGCCGTTTTCTTGTAGATCTTGTTAGAAACGTGTGTTGTGTTTATTGCGTAATCGCCGATTGATCCAACTGAAGTTTTAGGTGCACCAGTGCTCACCCCACCAACTAGATCGCTAGTTGATGTTATCTTGATTGGAGTTTTCGCTGTGAATTTTTGATCTGTTTTTGACCACTCAAATAAACCATAACTGCTTGATGCAAGGTCAAACCAGTATGTTCCATCTGCCGGTGCTTGAGTTGGTGCTGAAGCACTTCCAACAAGTTCCGCTGTGTCCACGTTCGCTCTTAGGACGTATGCTCTGTTGGCAACTCCTAGGAAACTGTAGGCCGCTTGTAAGCCATATTCATTCAACTCATAACCGTTCAATGAATTTCCTGAAGCGTCCGTGTAGAATTTTGGATCTCCAAAAGTCTCTGTTAATTCTCTCTGTGACGAGATCAAGTAAGCAGTGTTGGCGTTAGCAGTTGTTGTACCTGTCGCCGTGCCGTCTCCTGCACCGTTGTTCTTGTCCTGTGATGATGCTACTATGAATAGTGGTGTTGTACCCGCATCTGATGGTACGTAGAAACTTTCATTTATTACTGAAACTTCTACTCCTGGTGATGTTAATGCCATTTTTCGTATTCTCCTTGCAAGTTACGTATATACTAGAGTTATTTATTCAATCGTATGGTTTTTACGACAGAATTTACCATTTTGACGGTGCCTATATAGGGAACGTAAATACCCATATGCTGTACACAGACAGACCTTTATGTAAGACCTGTAAGGACAAACCCAGGGCATATGCCTACAAGCGAAACAACAAGATATACTGGAGGAGCCAGTGCGACACCTGTATCAGGAAATCTGCTGGCAAGAAAATTGGTGGGGTAACTGCCCTACAGAGATCAGGCTACAAGAAGCGTAAGAAATGTGAGTTGTGCGGATTCAAAGCACAGGACAAATCACAACTGGATGTGCTGTTCGTTGACGGTGATCTGAGGAATACTTCTGCTACTAACTTAAAAACTGTTTGCGCCAATTGCCAGAGGCTGGGTAGCACCCGTAGATTGGGATGGCGTGTTGGTGATCTTGTCGCTGACGATTAAAGCGTCTATCTTAGAATATAGTTCTTCTTTGGTTCCATTGTTCTCGATGACGAAATCAAACTCTTCTTTGGCCCATGCATACTCCGAACTGTGTACTCCCTTTGGTTCAATATTGCCCTCAACATAGTCGACGAACCAATCAGGATCCTGTCCTCTTTTTACTAGTATTATCTTACCGCCGTGTTGTCTGATCTGTTTGACTTCGTTGGGGAATCTGGTGTCTGCTATCACGGTGTTTTGACCTTTGTATCTGCCGATACAACTGTCCACCCAAATTCCGTCGTACATCTGACCACGCATTACTTCCGTTCCGAAGTACTGTAAAACCCATCTTGGTGTGGTTGGTTTGCCAAACTTTTCACTCCAGAAAGTGTCTGGTTGCTCTCTCCAGTGTCTGCTGGATTCCGTGTCTCCTTCCAGCATCGCCCTGTCCCAATTGAACATTGATGCTACGGCATCTTTAAGACTTTTTGCAAAACTGTCTTTTTTGTATCCGTGTCGTTCTACCAGTCTATCAGACACAGTGCCTTTTCCAGAACTTATTAAACCTACTACACCTATCAGCATAAGGTTTATTATACTATTTTTTTAGACGTTTTTCAATCTCTTTGATTGCTTTTCTCACAGATCTCAATATTGATGCTCTCAGGGTCTTCTTGCGTTCTTTCAAAGCCTTTATGCTCATTGTTTCCAATTCATCTACCAACTTTTCCAGTTCGTCGAGTGAGAGGTCAGGGTACTTTTTGTAATTGGATTTTTTCATTGCGGAGTATTTAAATGGTTTTTTTGGTCAATTAACCAATAACAAAACTGTGTGGCGTGCCACCTTCTTGGAAGTTTCCTATGTCCGCTTCCAATCTTTCCATCTCTGCTTGGCCTTCAGTTTTCAGTGCGTCACCGTTAAGTGTAGTACCACCCTGTGGACCAGCGATGGTATTGAATTTACCTCTCGCCTCTCCTAGCATCACTTTTGAAACTGCAAGTGTGTAATCTCTAATCCATGGTTTAGAATAGATGTCTTTGAACAGTGTAATGTCAGGTCTGTAGTTGTCAGTGTGCATC